TTGCATTATCTGACATATCTACTATTGCCTTATCAGCATAAGATGCAGCTTTTTTAGTATCGCCACCTAAACTCGCAATCAAACTGGCTGAAAATCCAGTTACTGTTTCCATATAGTCATTGGCAGAAAGTCCAGCTGTTTTAAAAGCCTTATTAGAATTGTTTAAAACTTCTTTTTGAGCAGACATTAAACTTTCATATTTCTTTTTAACAGCAGTTGTGCTTTTCCCTGTACTTTTTGCGTAATCCTCTATTGAACGACCACCTGCACCAAATAATGTTTCTACACCACCAATAAGCTGTTCAGTATCTGAATAAGCTCTAACTGATAACCCAACTAATGTAGCAACGCCTGTTGCAGCAGCACCTACACCGGCGGCAGTTGTCTTTACTGCCGTTTTTGCTACAGTACCTGCAACTGACCCTACCTTTTTAAGTCCGGCTGTTACTTTGTTAAAACTTGTGTTGCTTATATCTTTAAATGAATTTTTCAGTTTATCTGCTTCATCTGTTGTATCGCCTACACTTTTTTTAACTTGTTCAGTCTGTTTTCTAGTTTTATTTAAACCATCATCGTTGCCTAAATCTTCAAACTGCTTTTTTAAACCGTCTACATCTGATGTTACTCCTCCAAATTTCTTTTTGAGGTTTTCGATATCTTGTGTTATTTTTGTGAGAGATGATAATATATCCTTACTGTCGATGCTTATTTCAATCACATCTTGTCTTATTACTTCTTTTGCCAAACTCTCACCTTCCTTTATTTCTTAAATTTTTGCTTATCTTGCTTAATCTTAAAATCAAGTGCCACATTTGCCATTTCAATTTCCAACGGTGACATCTTATAAAAAACAGTATTGTAATCAAGCCCAGAAAACACTAATCTATAAAGTGGCCAATCATCTCTTACTCTTTGTGTCAGTTGAGCCTTCGTCAGATTCTTCTTGAAAAGTACCGTTATTAACTTCTCCTAAGAAAGCAATAACTTCATCTAATTCCTTTGCATCTTCAAAGTCATCTAATGTTTTCTTAGGTGTAACAAGTACATTTTCTAATAAATACTCTGCAATCTTACGCATACTTGTTGTCTGTGTGCCGTCAATGTAAGTTCTATCTACAGCATCATATCTACTGCCAAAGCCATTAAACTGTGCTGTGTATTCTGTGCCATTAATCTTCTTAGTTACCTGTGTAAATTTCTTCATAATATAAATCCTCCTAATTCTTATATAAAAAAAGGGAACACTAAGTGCTCCCCATTACCAAATTATTTATAATGTTCTTTCTGTTGTTAAGTCAAAAATCTGAAATTCAAACTCAACATCTTCTGCTTCACTTCCTCTTGAAATTTCTGGATAATTTTTAATATTAGCCATAGTGCCACCGGACCTTTCTCCTAATGACTTATTTGTGTACCAAAATGGAAATGGGTTAGACTGCTTTGCTAAAGACATCAGCATTGAAAACTGTGGACTTGTCACCTGCACAGTTAATGTTGCACTGCCTAAAGAGTTATTAATTTCACTTTTTACAACATCCCCCTGTGCACCTACGGAAGTAGAAAAAAACTCCTCATCTTTTTCAATAGATAACATATCTTCACCAAAGCCTGTAATATTAACACCATTTACTGTTACTGTAGTATCTTTGGCGTTGTATTTTGCAAATAACATAACTTTGCACCTCCTAGATATTAATTGTACCGTTTACTGTTACTGAATGTATAGCTCCGGCTAAATCAAATGTAAATTTACCTTCCATATACTGTCTTTTTTCTCTATCACTAGCTTTAGTATCAGTTCTTCTTGCAAAATTAACAGTATATGAAGCCTTGCCGTTATCATCTTCGGCAATTATTCCGTTATTAAAAGCATCCTGTAAAACATTAGCCACAACACTTTCAAGCATAGCTATACCAGTATTATCGTAAGGGATTTTGTCGTTTATGATTAAGCACTGCTGTAACTGATATTTAATCTGTGTAATAAGCCAATCTTTGGCATCTAAAATGTCAATATATTCGCCGTTAAGTAATTTACCTTCGCTTGTAACATCATAGCCTGCCTTATGAACATACGCGTTGACATTGTGTGAATGGTAATCATTTAATGTTGTTTTTGTTATGCTTTCGTCGGCATATACACCTTTCAATGACATATTTTTGTATGTAAAACTACCTACCGTCTTATTTCCTGTATGTGCCATAAGTGCAACACATATATTGTTAAGGTTTTCGCCTGTATCATCTTTAAACACAGGAATGTTAAGATATACAAATGTACGCTCCATACCCTTTACCTTTAAATATGTATCTGCAATAAACTTGTTGTATGCTTTTGTTCCTGAAATGTCTAAGCATAAAACCTTTGATTTGCTACTTTCAATCACTCTACTTAATGGTAAAATATCACTACTAATATCCTCTTTTGTTGGAATTAAGTATCTCCAATTCTCGTTAAAGTAGTCTGCAATTGTAATGTTTCTGCTTGTAATAGCACAAGAAAGTAAGCCTATTTTTTCAGGTGGATTTTCCTGCATAAACGCTGTTTCCACCATATTAAGCATATTTCTAAAGCCAGTACGCAAAGGAGCTATAGTAACACCATACAAGTGTAATGTAGCCTTTTCCTCGCTAGTTACATAAAATGTAAATGTACCACTTGTTCCAGCTCTTAAAGTAATCATCTGTGCTTTATTTCCTTCAAGTGTCATTCTGTCAACAATGTTATTTTCATCATCTGCAAGAACTAATGTAACACTTTTACTTACTGATGAACCACAACAAGCTAAGCACAAGTTTTCATCTGAATTTTCAAAAGTAACAGAAAGTCCATTGTCCTCACTTATCTTTTCTATTCTTTTAGAAAAACTTTGACCGGCAATATTTGCACTTTCATCACCAACGGTATACTTTGTTCCGTTAAATTTAATTTTTCCTTTTGTGTCTAAAGCATCTAACTGTGTTTTTGTTGCCTCAGCTGTTAATGTATTAAATTTAACAACAGAACCGGTTCCATCATCAAGCACACCTGCACATTTTCCTATCACATCTTTAGCTTCTGAATAGCTGCTAACTTCTGTATAAGGTAATACTGGGGTATCGTCTGCATTAGGGTAATATAAACATATCCCACCAAATGTAGCTGGATTGATTACATCTTCTACTCCAATATTAACTGTAATATCACTAATATTGTTAGACATCATTCTTCCTCCTTCAAATTTATTTTTTCAATTTTACCTATACTTTCTATAGGATTCTTAACTTCACTCATTAACCAAAATACGGCATCAAAACCGTTTTTATATTCATACTCAATACTTATCAAATTATCTCTATTGGTTATTTCTCCTACCCTTTGAATAATTACACCGTTGTCATTTAGATAGCAAATACCTGTGTGGCATAAAAATTCCCTTGCTTTATTTGCAAGGGTTATGCTCTCATCGTATTTATTTGATTGTACTGATATGCTCCAGTTTTGAGTAACTGGTATTCTGTCAATGCCGTCTTTATATTCTCCCCATGTACCATTATTAGCACTTTCAAGGGTAGTTATATTGTATGATACATATGGGTAATCCGGTGGTTCTGCATTTTGATTACCTCTTATAACAGGTACACCAAGATAATCTTTTAACCCTGTTACAACGGTTTCCCTTAATTTATCGTACATCATCAATCCTCCTTGCCAAAAGCACTAATATATTTTAAAGTGTATTGGTATACACCTGTAAACTCGGCATTTTCAACCTGATTTTCTACCCTGTATACCGAACCCCTATGTATAACTTTAGTTTCTGTTAAAGGCAAATGTTCAAAGACAAACAGGTATTTATCCATAGAAGTCAATGTTCCAGTAGACTGATATATTTTGTTGTCACCTATGCTTATAATTGCACCTGTAAGTTCTTTTTCTTCTTCTGCGTGTACTTCATCACCTTTGCTGTCATATGTTGTAGCAGAGCTTGAAATCACCCTAAAAGAAGTGCTGTACTTATTAATTAAAGAAACAAAATCAAAATACATTAATCGTCCACCTTCCAAGTAATTCCTCTTATCATCTGTCCTGTGTCAACAAGAGGGTTACTACTACCTTTATTTTCTCTAGTTACTCTTGAATTTGCCGGACTGTTTAAATTTCTAGCAAAAGTTTTAATTTTACTAGACAACCTTTGCCCGATATTATCTAAATATTCTCTTTCACTCATTTCTCCAGTAGCAACTTTTTTAAGCAATATATCTGAATATTTATTAATTTCTTTTACATTTTCGTCAAACCCAGCCCTTAAAAAACTTCGCTCAGGTATCTTAACTGATTTAGTAAGCCAATATAATAGTTCAATTTCGCCTTTTCGAACATCTCTTGCAAGGAATTTTTCTCCACTTTTAGCCTGTACAAAAAATAGGTTGTCAAATTCACCTGCTTTTTTTCCTATAGACTTAGGACTTATCGGTATTGTTAAATACTGTGCCTTTTTAGCCCTTATATCACAGCCGTATTCGTGGATTCTAGCAAGCCAAGCATTTTCACCGTCAAATACACCTACTTGAACCTTTTTTCCGCTTAATGATTCAAAAGTCTTTATCATATCAGGGATTTTGTCTTTAACGGTTTTTATTTTTATTCCTTTTGACATATTATCGCCACCTATCTCCAGCACTAACAAAAGAAACAGCCGTTTTCATCGAATCACCAAAAATATCATTAGCTATATCATATATAAGACCACTTGTATCAGTATTAAATGATTGGGACAAAGAACCAATGCTTTCGCTTGCAATTCCAGGTCTAAGCCCCATTATATCAACATACTTTGTAACAAAAAGTCTTACATTAGCTGGTATTTTTTCCGGGTCATCAATTTTGAAGGTAATCTTTGTATTCTTTAATACCCACAACAAAGCACTTTCTACTAATATGCAAGTTTTGTCTGTTATTGGTTCTATGCCTAACTTAAGCTTCTTTACCATATCAGAGGTAATCATATTAATTCACCTCAGTTTTAGGCTTAGTTCTCCTTTTGCTAACCTTTTCAGCAGTTGTACTTTCGTCTGTTGAATCTTCTGCCTTTTCATCTGTTTCAGCAGTTGTACTTTCGTCTGTTGCCTTTTCTATTTTTTCGGCAACGGGTACTTCCTCGCCGGCTCTGTAAAATTTACCATTGTATATAATTGCATTTTCAAATTTCATGCTAGAACCTCCTTAGCATACTTCTAAGCCATAACATTCATCCATTCTTTCAAATGAAGGAAGAACAATCTCAGAGGCTGTTGTCTTTGTCTGAACAGGGTCATCTTTAATTGTTACTGAAACAGCAATACCAGTTTCAACAATACTTACATTTGCATCTGCCTTAGACTTTAAAGTTCGTTCCTCTGGTGTTGTACCAAACCAAGTTGAACCCAAATCAGAAGCGGGCATTAACATTACGATGTTATCTGGATAAAAATTCTTCGCCTTGCCACTTTCATCCTTAAATTTCTTATTGTATACAGCAACGGACACATTAAGTTCTTCTTCAATATAGCTCTTAACTCTCGCAGATGTATAATTTACATTAGCTGTTGTGTTCTGTGAAAGTACGCCACTCTGTACTTTCTTACTAGCCTTAAGCTTATTGAAAGTAGCCTTTGACATTAAAATAAGCGCTGGTCTGTCACCACTTTCTTCTTCTTGTGCGTCCATAGCATCTTCAAGATTTTTAATAGGGTCACAGGTTTCGGGTGCATCCCACTTGTCTGTTTCAGTTTCAATCTTTGCGTAGTGCTTAGATTTCCAGTCACCATTAGGGTCATAGTTGTATGTATAGTCAACCCCATTAGCTGAAATTTCAATTCCAACCTTACCATTGAGAGGAGCTAATAACTGCATTCTCATTCTTTCAGGTACAACCTTAGCACCGTCAATTAATGTCTGTGAATCATTAAAAATATTATTTAACACTTCAATAGCGTAAGGGTCATTACTATCTTCAACTCTTAACATTTCCTGTTCATCTTTTTCTTTAATTAACATACTTTCTCTAAAGAAAGGCATTTCGCTTTCATTTACTGTAACACCAACTCTATCTCTAAAGCGTGATGCACTATCAAAGTTAGATGGTGCAAGAGAAATAGGTAAACCCTTGTGTCCCTTTACCCACTTTAAGTCTAAGCCAGCCTTTTTCTTAGACGGAAATAAACCTTCGCCCAAATATGGAATTGTATTACTGCCAGCTTCTGAATAATTCAAGCCAATAGTTTCTGCATTATAAACATCACTTAATTTCATATGCTACCTCCTATAAAAATTTAATCATTGGATACTTACTTTCATCTTCTGGTGTAGAGGCTAATTTAGATTTTAAAACAAAACCATGCACCACCACAACACCGTTAGGATTTTCGTTAATATAAACATCGTTAAGTACAACGCCAACATTTTCAACCAGTGTACCCGCCTTAACTACACCATCAGTGGCGGACAATTCGGAACAATCGTAATTGATTGCTGCGAAATGGTCATTAGCAAGAATGTTATTTTCTGTTGTAATAGTCTTACTTTCAAACTTCATTTTCCAAAACCTCCTTATTTAAATGTAATGCTTCAAGATACTGTCACTCTTTTTCTTGAGTTCTGCCCTTTCCTTGCCTAAGCCCTTAGCAAGTTCATTACCTTTCTTATCTTCTGTATTGGTATTAGCATTAGCACTACCTGTATTCGGGATTCTTCCAGCAGACTTGAACTTTTCATTTACCTTGTTATCAACAAGTTTATTTACAAGTTCATTAAGAGCACTTACCTTGTTGTCGATTTCATCTGAATCTTTACCAAGCACAAGGTCAACGATTTTAAGAGCTGTATCGCCACCATCATCAAGACCGGCTTTCTTAATAGCACTAATAGCATAATAACGGTTTTCCCTGTCTGCTATAGCTTGTTCTCTTTCAGCAAGTTCTCTGTCACGCTTTTCATCGTCATACTTTTTAAGCTCATCGGCAGTCATCTTGTCACGCTTCATCTTTTCAATCTCTTTTTCGAGACTCTTATTTTTCTTGCGTTCTTCTTCCATAGCCTTATCAAGCCTTGCTTTCAGTAAACGGTCTAAATCGTCAGTGTTGGGTTCTGTAGAGTTGTTATTACCCACATTAGGTTCCGTAGTCCCCTCACCACCAGCATTAGGCTCTGTAGCGTTTTTGGTACCTGTATTAGGTTCTGTAGTTTCCCCACCACCAGCACCACCTACACCGTTAGCCTCAAAACAAGGCATAAATCTTTTAAACATCTGATAAACCTCCTTATGAAAAATATTTAAGCCT